CCCCCTGGCCTTAAAAAATTTTTCCGCCAAAAAATTTCACCAAAAGGGTCAAAGGAAAAACTGTCCACCCATTTCCCCATTATGCAGAAATTGGTTCATAATAAGAAAGCCTTATAAAAACTACTATGCTAACAAAGAAAGAGTATGGTCTTGAAATTGATAATCTAGAAGGAACCTTTGATGAAATAATCAAAAGACTTCAACAGCTAAAGGAATGGTCTCAAACGCCAAGAGATCCCATTACCGATAAACCTGATCCAGATGGAATTAAATACATCGGCATAGGATATGGTGGTCCATCAGGACTCGGAACTTCTCTATACTACGAGCGAATTGAAACGGACGCAGAATATTCACAACGGATAGAAAGATTACGAAAAGTAAAAGCCAGGACTGAGGCTAAACTTAAGAGATTATCTGAACAGATTGCCGATCAGTAAACTGTCCACTCATTTTCCCATTATACAGAAATTGGTTCATAATACCCAAACAGTTCTCTGACACCCAAATGACAAAAGCAGAATTGGTTGAAGCCTTGAGCCCATTTCCAGATGATATTAAAATAGTTGTAAGAGACTATGATGGTGATGTTTGTGTCGAAGAAGTTAAATTGAATAGTAATAGTTCCCGCTTTATAGTAAATGGAAACCTTTTAGTGGAATATGATTACTACAGGGATGATAAAGGATACACTAATGCAATTTACATTCATTGATTACCCAAAATGACAAAAGCAGAATTGATTGAAGTCTTAAGAGAATTCCCCGATGTTATTATGGTAGTTGTAGGAGGTGGCTGTACTCCATGGGTTGACATAGAAATGGTAAAATTAAAACTCAATTCAAATCTCGGTGATAATACTTTAGGTCCACATGAAGTAGACGAAGATGGTGATACCGATGCAATTTACATTTATTGATCATGGCAATAAACTATTTTGTTCACTATGCCGGCGATAAAACGGGAAGAGGAATTTTGCCTGGTCCGCGAAACCTCGATGTAAATGGTCTTTTAGAATTAGCGTCAGAGGTTGCTCGCTGTAGAGTTGCATACATCCCCAACACTCCTCCAGAAACTCTAACAGTTCTAGCCCGAGATAAGATTTTTAGTGTTCGTCGGTGTGTTGAAAGAAACCCAAACGCAACCCGAGAAGTCATTCAAACGGTAAGAGCCTATGAGTTTTATAAGGAGCAATCAACATTATGAAACCTTCACCAGAAATCCTAACAATTCTTGCCCGAGATGAGAATTCTAGTGTTCGCTGGAATGTTGCACACAACCCCAACACACCACTAGAAATCCTAACAATTCTTGCCCGAGATAAGGATGGGGATGTTCGCTGTAGAGTTGCATACAACCCGAATGCAACAAGAGAAGTCATTCAAACCGTAAGAGCCTATGAGTTCTACCAACAACATCCAACATTATGACTTCTTCACTAGAAGCTCTAACACTTCTTGCCCGAGCTGTGGATTGTCTTGTTCGCTATGGGGTTGCATACAATCCTAACACTACACCAGAAACTCTAACGTTCCTTGCTCAAGATGAGGATTGGTGTGTTCGCTGTGGAGTTGCAAACAACCCCAACACACCCCCAGAAACTTTAACAATTCTTGCCCGAGATGAGAGCTTTAATGTTCGCTGGAGAGTTGAAAGAAACCCAAACGCAACAAGAGAAGTCATTCAAACCGTAAGAGCCTATGAGTTCTACCAACAACATCCAACATTATGACTTCTTCACTAGAAGCTCTAACAATTCTTGCTCGAGATAAGAATGTGTTTGTTCGCTGGGGGGTTGCGTGCAACCCCAACACTCCCCCAGAAACTCTAACGATTCTGGCTCGAGATAAGGATAGGGATGTTCGCCATATTGTTAAAAGAAATCCAAATGCAACAAGAGAAGTCATTCAAACCGTAAGAGCCTACGAGTTTTATAAGGAGCATCCAACATTATGACAGTTTCAAGACCTATTTTAGCAACAGATAAGACCAAACTGAATTGGTGGAATTATTGGATTGAACATTGTTGGATGACAGGGTGGACATCCATGTATAATAATTTTCATACCTGGATGGATCTTGTATGGTTTAATGACAATCAAAAGAATTATACTCTTCTAGATGATGATGATCCATTTAAAGAATGCTATTTAACTTTCTGGTATAATTTGAATGAAGATGATACCTATCCTAAAGAATTTTTAGAGGATTTAATGGAAATGACCGCAAACATTAATCTGGACGACTGTGTTCCATTGGATGAAAATTTTTTTGATGATCTTGAGGACCTTTACAATGATTAAACTATTCACCTTTAATAAGGCCGACGATTACTCTTTCGGTTTTTTGTGTACTTCTCGGGGAACTCTAATTCAAATTTCTTTTGGCTATGATACTAAACCCGCGCTCTGGCCCTATTGGCAGATAAGCATGGGTGGAAATCAGCTTCTTAGCTTCTTCTGTTATTTTTGGAAAGTTGGGTTTTCAATTGATCTTTTGGGCCACACTTGGCCAGAATTAAAATGAACATTAAAATTGAGTACAGATCTAAAACCGATTCTTATGAATGGGTAATGTATGATGGACCCGATGGTATTGATGATTATTGCGGACGGGAGAATAGTCTCGGTCAGGTTTTTGAGAGAATTATTTACTACCGGACACTAATTGAAAGGAGTTATACGGAGGCACTTAACGATGAATGAACCACAAAGATGTCACAACTGCCTTTATTCGAGAACCTATGAAGTTGTGGATATTGTTTTAGAAAAGCTTGAGAGTGCATTTAAGACACAATCAACAATAACAAAATGCCATTTACAGGGAAAGCCCGAAATAGTTAATTCTAAGTTAGATTGGTGCTATCAATGGAACCCGTCAGACCCTTGTTTTGGAGAATTAGATGAAAATTGATTTAGATGTTTTGGCACGGATTTATATCAAACTTATAGCGGAGCAGGTTTCTTATCGTGTTGTTCGCGAGTGGAATTCTGAAGAGCAGGAAACTTTATTTAATGAATACTTTGAAATAGCCAAGACCGCAGCCAAAGTTTATTCTGAAAATATTAAAGGAGAATGAAATGAACATTGAAATATGGTACAGACCCGAAAATGACCAGTATGTATGGTCATTAGATGTTGGCCCAGCCGGCGTGGATGTTTACGAGGGCGCAGAACATAGTCTAGGCGAGGTTTTTGAGAGAATTATTTACTATAAGACTGTGAATTCCATGAGTTATATGGAGGCAACCCACAATGAAAATTGATTTAAATAAACTCTCCTTTGCAGAGCTGCAACAACTTGAAACAGACATTGAAATCCATATGGCATCTCGTAAAGATATGAGATGTTATAAGGTTACTTTTTATGTTGGGTTTATTGCAAAAGAACACACAAATGATGAATTATGCGGGCCGAATACTTTTAGTGATTATTTTGGCGTTCACCTGTACGACCATATAGCTGATGGTTTTGGTTTGGGGGAACATGAAGATGTTTCCCGTTGTGAAGTAGTAGAATTGAAACCAGAAGAGTTTCCCGAGGAGTTTAAGCTATGACAATAAAACGGATTCAATTTAGTGCCAGTAGCGATTTTGTTGATCGCTTAGAAGAGCTATCAGCAAGCATGAAAGTACCGAAAGAGGAGGTAATTAGAGCCGCAATTGATACCCTTGAGCTGGTAGTAGCCGCAGATCGCGAAGGAAAAGGATTTTTGTTCGTACCAAAACCCTAATGTGCAAGTTTTTTCGTAGCTGTAATCTGGTAATTCGAAACTACCGTGATAACACACCAACCTTAATACTGGCAGCAGTCTGTGCCATACAATGCCTAGTTTCTTGCTTGGCGATAGCTCTCGGAGTCCATGCCCCAGTAAGTTTTCTCTCCGTCACAAGTGTACTATTAGGCTGGCTCGGACTTGTATTTACCTTGTATATACATCGGCCAAACTTCAACAGACCAGACATCTAGGGATAATAGTTTTCACGGAAGCCGAATTGACCGGGTCTGTTTCCCCGGCACTACTCCTTATGGAATATGGTAGTTGATTATTCAAAACGAAACTAAGAGGACACTCCCTCAACTGACACAACACCCCTTGACTAATCCACAGAAAGTGTTACCATACATACACAAGCAGGTCAGGGATTCCTAACTTGCTCCCGTGCTTACCGAGACTTTGCACGTTAAATACGTCTCTCATATCTTCTCTAGGGGTGAGAAGAAATAATAATCACGTTCGTCCCTACGAACATTTGTTACCTTTTTCAAATATGACCGCTTCAATTGCTACACGTTCGGAGAGTAATCTCTGGGAACAATTTTGTTCCTGGGTTACTTCAACGAACAATCGTTTATATGTGGGATGGTTTGGAGTCCTTATGATTCCTTGCCTTCTTGCTGCTACTATTTGTTTTATTGTTGCATTTATTGCAAATCCGCCAGTAGATTTAGATGGGGTAAGAGAACCAATTGCCGGTTCACTTATGTATGGAAATAATATTATTTCCGCTGCAGTTTTGCCTACATCAAATGCTATCGGTCTTCATTTTTACCCAATTTGGGAAGCCTCAAGTATTGAAGAATGGTTATACAATGGAGGAAGTTGGCAACTTATTGTATTCCATTTTCTTATTGGTATTTGGACTTACCTTGGACGCGAATGGGAACTATCATTTCGACTGGGTATGAGGCCGTGGATTGCAGTTGCTTATTCTGCTCCTGCAATTGCCGCAACTTCAGTATTGTTCATCTATCCTTTTGGGCAGGGTTCTTGGAGTGATGCACTTCCTCTTGGAATCAGTGGTACGTTTAATTTTATGATGGTGCTACAGTCTGAGCATAATGTACTATTTTCACCATTCCACATGGCTGGGGTTGCTGGAGTTTTTGGTGGTGCTCTTTTTGCAGCACAACACGGTTCATTGGTCACAAGTTCTATTATTCGGGAAACCTCTGAAACTGAGTCTCAAAATTATGGTTACAAATTTGGCCAGAATGAAGAGACTTATTCAATTGTAAATGCTCATGCGTATTTCGGTAGGCTATTCTGGCAATACGCCTCATTTAATAACTCTCGCTCTTTGCACTTTCTATTGGCAGCCTGGCCTGTTGTAGGAATCTGGCTTGCCTCCGTTGGCGTTATGTGTTTCTCCTTCAATGTCAATGGATTTAACTTTGTCCATAGCATTCAGGATAATCAAGGAAGAACCATTCCATCCTGGGCCGATGTATTAAATCGGGCCAATTTGGGAATTGAAACCGTTCACGAAAAAAATTCACATCAATTTCCATTGGATCTTGCTAAATCTTCTTCTTATGAAGTCGCTTTAAAGTCTCCAGATATTGGTTGATTTGAAACTGGAATAATGGTATAGTAAAAGGAACTCTTCGGAGTTCCTTTTACATAAATAGAAGTAACCGTGAGCGGCAAAAATTAACTCAAAATATACAGACGAAGATAGAAAAATTTGGGAAGAAATGTATATTTCTGGATTATCATCCCACGAAATTGCAAGACAACTTAATATCCCCAAACCAACTGTATATAAACATTTACAAAAATGTGGTATTACAAGAAACTGGTCCGAATGGCAAAGGGAGAAAGAACCTTGGAATAAGGGATTAAAGGGGGCGCAAATTCCTTGGAATAAAGGAATGAAAGGTGCTTATTAAACCCCCCCCCCCCCCCCCCAAAAAAAGAAAACCAAATCCAGCGGCAAGAGTTCCTTGCTCACCCGAAAAGGCAAAGAAAATCAGAAATTCTTGGAAGAAGAAACTTGATGAAGGTTGGGTTGGTTTCGGTGGATATGGCAGATTGCCCACAGAAGAGCATAGGGAACTTCCTTGCTTTTTATATCTGGTTCGTTATATTGATGATGAAGGAACTCATTTTAAATTAGGTATAACAGTACGAAGTCCACAAGAAAGACTAAAAAAGCATCTAATTTCAATAGTAAATATTTATAAATCTACATTGGGTGAATGTTTTGATATAGAACAACAGCAACTTAAATATGCAAAAGATAATGGGTGGAGATATTCAAGTCATTCAACAACTGAACTCATAAAACCTGAAGGTATTCCCCATATTTTAGAGGTATTTTCAAAATTAAAAACGCCTCTTGACCAATCTAATTAAGAACCCCTAACACTATGATAGAAGAACAATTTTATCAAAAAATCAAGAATTCCATCAAAGAAAAAAAAAACTTATAATTGATGCTGTTAGTTTTCAACCAGTAATGAAGATTGTATTGGAACTTCCTTTGGAACCCGCAACTGATTCATCTATTTGTAAACAAAAAATTTATGAACTGATTGGAATGGCAATTTTGGAAGCCCAAGTTGAAACACCGGGTCCTCCTACTGGGAAAATTTTTGACTTAAGTAAAAAAATATAAGACACTTTAAGAACCGACACAACCCACCTTGACGGCGAGGGGTTTTGTGATATGATACCCACATACAAACCTGAAACTTTATGACTACCAACTTCAGCGAAGCGCATCAGCGGATGGCAACAAAAATTATTCAATTCTTGAACGAAAAAGGTGGACGCGCAAAACTTAGCGAAATTCAGATTAATTTTGAGAATGAAACACTTGAATCCGTCAAAACTCTCTCAGTCGCACCAGGATCAGTAGTTCTTGACTTGATCGCAAGCAACAAGCTCTATCTCGATTCCGACTGGGAAGTTGGAATTAGACCCACCAGTGCAGAAGACGCCAACTAAGGAACCATGGGATGGTATCAATTTCTTTCTCGACCTAGAAGGGAAGAAGCAACTTGAAGCGATAGATGCGGCCTGGAACCATCGCACTGCCAGGCAGCCCGAGTAAACTCACACCAGATAATAAAACACATGTTTAAACTAACAAATTACTCAGACGATAAGAACTATATTGGATATTCATTTACGGTATCCAATCCAGACGAATACTACGAGACCGGAGAGAATGCCACAAGATATTGTCAATTGAATATCAGACTTGGATCGCGCTCTTGGTGGTGGCAGATTCCAGAATTATTTAAGCCTAAAAAAGAATGGGTAGACACATCACAATACGCCTGGAGCACTTCAGAAAACAAAGGATATTGGGAATACATTCAATATCAATATGGATTTCATATACAAGATGAATACGTTCACGTCTATTATGGCATTCAGCCCGGTTGTTGGTCTAGCACCGATAAGAAAAACTCAGACCATAGTAAATTATTTGAAATTCCATGGAAAATTAAACGTCAGGTTCGCCATTCTTTTATGACTCCAACATGGAACTTGTATTGTTCACTAAATCCTGAATTATTGCGGCCAAATTATTTTAAGTTTGTCGGATGGGCACAAGAAGCTGTCCCCAAGATAAAATTTAAGTTCAATGATTTTGATGGTGAAGAAATTATTGCAACATGTTATATTGAGGAGCGGCAATATGAACACGGAACTGGTTGGTTTAAATGGCTGAAATACTTCATAAAACCTGAAATTTATCGTAGTCTTGATATATATTTCAATAAAGAAGTTGGCTACGAGAAAGGTTCGTGGAAAGGCGGAACTACAGGACATTCTGTTGTTATTGAAAACGGAGAAAGTCCTTTAGAGGCATTTAAACGTTATGGTTCGGCGGAAGATAGATATAAAAACCATGGCATAAAGAACCGTAATTTTAGCAATATTCAGGTTATTTCTCCTTATACCGCATGATTAAACTACTAACACCGGAACAGGCCAGGACAATAGAAGAAATTATTAGTGCTTGGCCTGGCTTCACCACGTCTTATATGTATAAGCATCATGTTACAAATCTTAATGATGCATCTTTCGATAGTCTTATTGAGCATTTTGAATGGCTCCAAGAAGTAAACAGTAAACCGATAACAGGCTCACCACGACCAAAACCTGATACGTGTGATTTAAATTTTAAAGATAAGCCCTGGTGTGAGTTTACCTTAGGATTGTCCGATAAAACTTATGGTTTTTGTAAGAAATGTAAAAGAGATTACGTTTTAGAAAATGCTAAATTTGGAAAAGATCGTTACGATATTCTTGAGGGAACTTGGACAGTTATAAAATATGATCTAGAAAAAGCGTTAGATTGTTACGGTGGAACCCTAGGTGTAAAATGGGCGAATAGTGTATTGGAAGATTCTGATATGTGGCAAGTTTCTGTGATTGAATATGCTCAGAATATTTTAAAAGGAAACCCACCCGAAACTATTCAGCTGAACCCAAAGGATGAAGTATTTTTGGTACTAAATCTCATAGGTTAGAGCGAGAGCAATCCCCCTGCTAAATAAGACACACAACCATAAAATGAACATGACTGAAATAATTCTACCAGAAATAACCGCCGAAGACCTTGAGGCACTTGAACGTCTCGCAGAAGAAAATCTAAAAACTGAACAGAATATTAAGCTAGCCGAAAATTCAGAAACTTCACCGGAAATCTTGAAGACTCTTTATCAAGAAAAAGATTCATATCTCCGTAGTAGAGTTGCACTCAATCCCAACACTCCACCAGAAACTCTAACAATTCTTGCCCGAGATGAGGATTTGAATGTTCGCTTGAATGTTGCACGCAATCCCAAAACTCCTCCAGAAACTATAACGTTTCTTTCTCTAGATGAGAGTGTAAATGTTCGTCATTGGGTTGCATGGGACACCAAAACTCCACCAGAAACTCTAACAATTCTTGCCCGAGATGAGAGTGCGGGTGTTCGTTGTGGAGTTGCATCCAATCCTAACACTCCACCAGAAACTTTAACGTTTCTTTCCCGAGATGAAGATCCTTCCGTCTCTTCTGTCGCCGAGGCAAATATAGACCGGAATCATGTAGATGAAATACGATCACCCTTTTGAATTTGTATTAGAAACCATCAAACAAATAAGACGATTAAAAGCTGAGTATAATCTTTCTTCTAAAACAATTGATAATTCATTTATTTACATAAAAAATGACGTATCGAAACTGGGTCTGTTATTGCTAACCGGATTTGACATTGCGAGATTATGTCAAGTCAAAAATCTATACGTTAATTTTATTGATGAAACAGATGCTGAAAATAATTTCTGCATTAAATTTGGAGAAAATAAACAATTTGTAGAACATGCTCCAACTCCTCCTATTCTTTGAACTCTTCGGTATATTCATACTATCACTGTTAACCTGACAAGGGGTTCTCTTAATAAAAGAGAACCCCTAAAAATTTCACTTATGGGTTATTAACGTCAACCATAATTTTAGCTTTCTTCGCCTCAACGATACTCTCCAACCATTCATCACTCATAGCCTCTAAAACACATTCAGCCGACTCATAATAATCAACGTAGCCTTCATTTACAAGATAATTTAAGACGTGCTCACGCATATCAGTTTCTTTATCTTGACCCCCTAGATTACCAGTAGATTTCATCTCGTAAATGGACGCATAAGATTCATACAAATTAGAAAGTTCTCTAATGTCCATTTCACAAATTACTTACTAAGTCTATTTATCCCGGTCTTAATTTATACTATTTTCGTTTTGGTTGAGTTTTGGTTTTCCTCTGAAAAGCCTTTGGCAATAAATGATGAAATTCCTTTTCCGTTTTGGGCGCCCTAACAATCCCCGATGAATCTTTCACTCTTTTCTTTGTGGCATAATCTCTATCCATTGCAACTGAAAAGTGATCTTTTCCCCAAATATCAGTTCCTCTCTGTCCATCAGTTTTAACGGCTTTTGCCGGAACATTCGGCTTAATACTTTTAGTTGGAACCAAGAGTTCTAAAGTCTTCGGCTTTTCGCTATATCTTGCCCCAAATCCCGATGCAATTCCTCTTGATGTTGAAGCATAAACCTCTGGTGACTTAAATCCATGCTTTTTAATTTTCTCAGCAGATTCTGGAGATGTTCCGTGATACAGCCTAGTAAAACGTAATTTTTTAGGTGCCTCGTTTATAAACTGATTAAAAGATTTCATAGTCCCAACCTTTGTGCGGCTCTTTCCATTCTACTGGGAAGAGTTCTTTTTCTTGCTTCTTTTTTAATAAGCTCTGGATTCGCTCTTCTCTCTTGAGCATATTCAATGTCTCTCTGCCTTTGAGCCTCTCTTTCACGTTGGCGTGCTCGGGCTTCTTCTCTGCGGTCATTTTGAGCAGTTATTTTCTGAGCCGCACCTGGAATTTTTCTGCCTCTAGTTGTAGCCCTAGTGGCTGCAATGGCTTCAGAAAGAAATTCTTCAAATGTCTTGTTTGGTTGCATCTTTTTTATTTTATTTATCTTTTGGTTGCCTGATATGTGTATCTCTTGTGGTAAAGTCTTTGTTTCTTCCTTTATTGGGCTTGAACCCAAAATTTTTATAAAATGTGTCCAACTTTTTCTTATAACCGGGGGCTGGGGCCTGATTTAAAGAGACTTTAGAGCCCTGTTTATCTGCTAATCTCGTTACTCCTTTCATAACTCTACCACCAACACCTTTGCCCCTCAAATGAGACGGCACAAATAAGTCGTGAACTCTTATATGATCTTTATTTTGAGTTGCATATACGTTGACTCCCTTATAATTTGGTCTTCTTTCCCAGTTTTTACTGATAGTTTTTAGTGCATCGGGTTTGGGTTGATTTGCCTCAAACAAAAATTCTTCAAATGTTTTCATTCTACTTTACCCATCATACGATTTGTAACGGGGCTCATTTTACTGGCATTAGGAAGTAGCTTTTTATATAACTTAGCCCTGGAATTTCTTCCGGCTTTTTCTGGACCGCCACTTTGAGTTTGACCGGGTTTTCCAATAACAACATCACCAGACTTTGCCCCGGCCTTTTTAATTTCTCTTGGAACATTTCCAACAGCCTTTTTGAGATTTTGAGTTCTCTTTTTGATATTCTCAAAATCGCCATGACCTCTTTCTAAATTTGGAACAATATCAGCAGTGAATACTGCTCCCTTTGGGTTTCTACGGTTCTTGGTTACTTGCTTTCTTAGTTGATTTGCCCTAAATGCTCTTTCCGAATTTTTAACGACTACGTTTTTACCATTAATAGTATTAACTTTTGGTGTTTCTCCGGCTGCATAATGCGCGGGATTTTTATATTTTCTAATCTCTATTGAGACATCATCTGGATCAGATGTGGTGTGAATGTGTTCATCACTTCCTCCTCTGATTTTGGCCCTAGTCCCCATTCTTCTCTTTAGAATTTTTGAAAGATTTTCACCTCTTTGTTGCCTTCTTTCTCTTGAACTACTCGCCCCGTGCTTGGCTTCATTGATGAATTCGTCAAAAGTTTTCATTTAGAATTCCTAGCTACTCTTTCAATAAAACTCTCGCTCATAACATCAAGAATGACATTCAAAGAATCCTGAGAATCAACAAAGCCCTCATTGAACAAAATATCTGCAACGATTTCCTTGTATTCTTTCATTAGCTTATCGCGTTCGCTCTTAAATTCTCTTTCAGCCTCATCTGTTTGGGTTCTATTTGTCTTTCCGTGAGCTGGTGGCTTGCTCAATTTAGCGGACTTCTTTGCAATGAGCTTCTTCAGTTCGGCAGTATCAATGGACATTCATTTACTCTACGTTCTTCAAATTATTTATGATTGAAGAGCACCTATATAGGACGCATTATTGCAAAAGCGAACAATATGGCAAAGGGGTTTCAAATTAAAGAGAGGCAACCAACAGTTGCTGAGCCTGAATGGGATTATAATAAAATCAAGCAAAAGATGCAGGGTAAATCTATAGTTTTATGTCTACCTGGAAGAGGTTGCTCTTATAACTTTCTAAAAAATTTCGTGCAGTTGTGTTTTCAAATTGCCCAGAATAATATGCAATTGCATCTTCAACAAGATTATAGCAGTATGGTAAATTTTGCCCGATGTAAGGTTCTTGGGGCCAATGTTCTTGCGGGCCCCCATCAGGTTCCCTGGCAGGGGCAAATAGAATATGATTATCAAATGTGGATTGATAGCGATATTGCATTCACACCGGAGAATTTTTGGCAATTGTGTGATCTTGCTCTACCAGATGAGGCGGTTACATATGATGAGGTGCGAGATGATGAAGGTAAACTACTAGGATTACATCAACATATTGATCAATCTAAGACTAGGGCAATTGCATCTGGTTGGTATTCAACCGAAGACCGCGAGCATACCGCATGTGCATTTTGGTTGGAATCTGATGAATTTGTCAAGAATAAAGGAATGATGAATATGGAAAAGATTGAAACGATGCTAGCACGCAAGAAGCCATTTACTTGTGATTATGTTGGGGGTGGCTGGCTGATGGTTCAAAAAGGTGTATTTGAGAGTATGGAATATCCTTGGTGGCCGCCATTACTCCAGACCTTTAATAAAGGTGAGATTGTTGATTATTGCGGTGAAGATGTTGGCTTCTGCTTGACCGCAAAGGAAAAGGGGATTCCGGTATGGGTGGATCCAAGAATTAGAGTTGGCCACGAAAAAACTTTCGCAATTTAAAAATGATTAACATTCTATACGACGGTAAAGTAATTCACAAACAGGTATCCGAAGAGGAATCTCTTGTTATACTAGTTGAATTAGCCGAAAAAGCTTATAAAGGCGAAATTGACGAAGACAAAGTAGATTTTAATTACGTTTAGGAGAACAACCATGGCAGCAAAGACAAAGAGTTCAAGCGACATTCAATCTAGACCAAAGAAGTCTAGACAAGGAGATGGTAAGCATACAAAATATGCTTCTACTAGCTCAAATAAGGCCCGAAAGCGTTATCGAGGTCAAGGTTGACATTAAAAAGCCCCCGATTTGGGGGCTTTTACTTTTTAATTCATTTAGCGGATTTATAGTCTTCAACAATAGCATCAACCCAACTCTCGCTCATGTGGGCCATCATAATCTCAGCATTTTCAACTGATTCACAAAGACCTTCATCAAGAAGATATTCTAGAACTAGATCATATAGATCGGTGGATTCATTGGTAGATCTCAGTTTTGATTGTGATTCCTTTTCAGTTTTATATTCATCGGGCTCTCCAGACTTTTTTGACTTGGATCGTGCAGTTGTCCTTTTTACAAATTCTGCACCAACTTTAGCCATTTTAGGGTCTCTATAACCATGAGGATCTTCTTTCGTGCCCATCCCCATGCCACCCCGTTTTGAGAGTTTGGCTAAATATTCTTTTCTATTGAATTTTGGATCGGTATAGCCCTCTTTCATCTCATCAAGCTCCTCTACTTCTTCAGTATAAACACTTCTATAAGATTCATACAAACCCTTAAAATCTACGCTTTCCATTTTAGTTTATCAATGTAACATTATTTAGCTAAATAGGTTCAGTCATTTAATAATACAATGGAACAACCAAAATTAATCCGAGAAGTGGATAGTGAAGAATTCATGGAATCTTCTCTAGAAGAAGAAACAGAGTTATTTGAACGTAGAGAAACTAAAGATAAAGAAAAAGTTTTATTGGGCTAATAAATAGATATAATGATTACTTTATAATAATGGCAGTAGAGCGAAAAAGTCAATCTTTCAAAGACATTTCTTCTTCCTTTAAGGTTAGCCCTTTAACGTTTGATCTAATTGTCATAAAAAATGAAACAGCAATATCTCGCTCTATTCGTAATCTAGTCTATACTCTGCAAGGTGAGAGATTTTTTCAAAGTAATCTTGGATGTAGTGTTTCTAGAATCTTATTTGAAAACCTAACCGAATCTACTGCCTCTAATATTCAAAGTGAAATTGATAATACGATAAGAAACTATGAGCCTAGAGTATCATTATCATCTGTTGACGTAAATCCTAATTATGATGAAAATGCCTACGATGTTGTCATAAGATATGATATTATCGGAATTGATGCCCAGCCTCAACAATTAACCTTTGCTCTTCAACCGACACGTTAATGGCTACATCACCCATAGTCAATTTCACTACATTAGATTATGACCAAATTAGGATAGCTCTAAAAGAGTATCTAAGGTCTAATTCAAACTTTACCGATTATGATTTTGAAGGCTCAAATCTATCGGTAATTATAGACGTTCTTGCATATAATACCTACACAAATGCCTTTATTGGAAATATGCTTTCCAATGAAGCATTTCTTGATAGTGCGACTTTAAGAGAAAATGTCGTTTCCGCTGCCAGAGAAATCGGCTACTTGCCGAGGAGTTCTACTGCAGCACGGGCTAATATTTCTTTTTTCGTTGATACTTCATCTTTTTCTAGCAGCCCAATTTCATTAACTCTAAAGAAGGGCCTCGTTTGCTCTTCTCTGGCATTTGGAAATGAATCTTATACTTTTTCTATTGCCAACGACATAACCGTGCCGGTTGTAAATAATATTGCTCTTTTTGATTCAATTGAGATTATTGAAGGCTCATTCGTAATTGATACTTTCACTGTAGATTCTTTGAATCCAAATCAAAAATTTATTTTAGATAATCCGAAAATTGATACTTCAACCATTAGAGTGACCGTAAGAGATAGTGCTAATGTATCATCATCAAATAAGTTCACATTTGCGGATAATCTTTTTAATGTAAATTCAACCTCAAAAATATTCTTTATCCGTGAAATTGAGGATCAAAGATATGAACTCATTTTCGGAGACGGAATCTTTGGAGCTAGCTTAAGTAATCAAAATTATATTGAAGTCTCTTATGTTACTACTAATGATTCTACTGCTAATGGTGTATCTTCTTTTTCGTTTATTGGGCGACTTGTAGACAATAACAACAATTCGGTAACCTCTGGAGTGTCAGTAGTCACAACAAATATTGCATCCAGTGGTGGTAAAGAAATTGAATCAATAAATTCAATCAAGAATCTAGCCCCCAAAAACTATGCAGCTCAGGGGAGATGCGTAACACCGGAAGATTATGAATCAATAATTCCAAGAATATATCCAGAAGCTGAAAGTGTGGCCGCATATGGCGGTGAAACTTTATTTCCACCTCAATATGGTAAAGTTTTTATCACAATCAAGCCATTTTATGGCAATTTTGTGCCAAATAGCATTAAAGATAATCTTAAAAATAAGTTAAAACGTTATGCGGTAGGTGGAATAGTTCCAGAGATTATTGATTTAAAATATCTTTTTCTTGAAGTGTTCAGTGAAGTATATTATAATCCAAATCTTGCTCCATCGCCCGAGTTTGTTCAGAGCGTAGTATTAAACAACCTACAGAGTTATTCAAAATCTTATGATTTGAACAGTTTCGGCGCCAGATTTAAGTACAGCAGATTTCAAAAATTAATTGATGATAGTCATGCTGCTATAACATCTAATATAACAAAAATTCAGTTAAGAAGAGATGTGAGAGTAGTGTTGAATACCTTTGCAAATTATGAAACATGCTTTGGAAATTCATTTCATATTAAAAATATCAATGGTTATAACATAAAGTCGTCAGGATTCACCGTTAGTGGCATTTCTGATACCGTTTACCTATCAGACAAACCCCTCAATGAGAACGCAGGCTCTTTATTTCTATTCACGAATAAAGATGCACCTTCAGTTATCCGCAATAATGTCGGGACCATTGATTATGTTTTAGGAGAGATTAAAATAAGTTCAATAAATATTTTATCAACAGTTAAGAATAATATCATTGAAATTTCAGTAATTCCAAAATCAAACGATGTTATAGGTCTACAGGATCTTTATCTTCAAATGGACCTAAATTATTCTACGGTTAATATGGTTTCTGATGATATATCATCAGGCGGGGATATATCCGGCTCCAGTTATATTTCTTCTTCAAGTTATCTAAACGGAAATAATACACGATAAAAATGAAAGTTAAAATAAGCTCTATCGTTGAAAGCCAAATTCCATCTTTTCTAAGAGAAGAATCGCCACTGTTGGTGGAATTTATACGCCAATATTTTATTTCCGGTGAATATGCAGGAGGACCCTTTGATTTAATTGCCAATATTGATCAATATATCAAATTAGAAAATTTAACAAACAATACACAATCTACAATTTTATCTGAAGATATTTCATTTACCGATACCGATATTTCAGTAACATCAACCAGAGGATTTCCAGATTCTTATGGACTATTAAAGATTGATTCTGAAATTATTACTTACACATCAAAAACTGATACGACTTTCAATGATTGCATCAGGGGATTTTGTGGTACATCAAATTATGATCTAGAATTTTCAACATCTGAGTCTTCCGGTCATTTAGAAAATACTGTAGTAGAAAATCTTAGTGTTCTTTTTCTTAATAGGTTCCTGGTTAAGCTAAAGAAACAATTGATTCCTGGATTTGAAGGTAGAGAATTTACCGATAATTTAAACCAGACCACGTTTATTGAAAAATCCAGAGATTTCTATTCAACAAAAGGAACCGATAGAGCCTTTGAAATTCTCTTCGGGGCTCTTTATGGAGAACCAGTACAAGTAGTAAAGCCAAGAGAATATCTTTTCACGCCATCCGATGCAGAATATAGAGTAACCAGAGAATTAGTTGTTGACCCAATTTTTGGAGATCCAACACTACTAGAAAATAGAACATTATTTCAAGATAAAACTGAAAATTACCCAAAGGCCACCGGGACAATTAGTAAAGTAGAAAAAATAATTCGCGGGGACCGAACTTATTATATTATCAGTCTGGATTATGATTTTAACAATAATGTGAGCGAGTTTGGAGAATTTTCAATTCATCCCAAAACTCAACTAACAAGCTCGGCATCTATTGGGGCTAAAACCCTGGATGTTGATTCAACTGTAGGGTTTCCGCAAACCGGCTCGTTGCTTTTGGGCGATAATTCGGTCATTACCTATACTTCAAAATCTACAAATCAATTTTTCGGTTGTTCGGGTATTTCTCTTATTCTTAATTCTGGAGATACAGTTGCAGTAAATGCCTTTGCATATGGTTATAGCGGCCAAAATACTGAAGATGTTGTTAGTGTTCGCGTAACGGGTGTTATTGGAGAATTTAAAGAAACCACAAGTGCCTATCACCTGAATGTTGGCGACACTATTCGGCCAAAATCTTTGGGGAAATTGAGCAGAGACATTCGCTCAAAAAATTGGCTATACAATATTCCAAATTGTTACAATCTAGAATCAATAAGATTATTAGATTCAGCCACAAGCCAGTATGAATTTAAAACAATTGACGATAACTTTCTTAATGTTGGAGATGTTATTGGGATATATTATAAAAATGGATCAGTTATTCAAACAACAATCTATTCAAAGATAAACTTTAATACCTTTATAGTTCAAGGACAGGGGCAACTTATATTCTCAAATATTGATTATATTGAGAATCAATTAAAAAGGGCATCGGCTATAAATTTTCAAGATATTAGTAATTATTCAGCAAATGTTCAAAACGTATATGTTGATTCTACTGAAAATTATTATGTTTCGGCGCCGTCCCTTCCCAGTTATTCTCAGTTGCCACTGTTGGCAGATTCCAGAGGGATAATTTTAAATGGTTCTTTCGATGGCACAGTAATAAACTATACAGATCACGGATTCTATAGTGGCGATGTAGTGGTTTATGATTACACAACGAGCAATCTCGGTATTGCAAAAGGAATTTATTACGTCAAAAAGATCTCAAAAGATTCTTTATCCCTTGCAACAAGTAGGACCAACCTAAAGGCAGGAATTTTCGTTAATGTTCAGGGTATTGTAACAAATAATACTTTATCATACAATGAGTTTTCTGGTAAAACACTAAATCACCAAAAGCTCTTTAGAAAAATTTCTGAAGCAGTTCCAACCGTAAAAGTTGTTCCAACTCCTATTGGAAATACCGGCATTTTAAACAATGGAGTTGAGATTCTAAACTACAAATCTCGGGATGCTGTTTTTTATGGCCCGATAGAATCTTTTGCAGTCATATCTCCGGGTTCCGACTATGACGTAATGAATCCTCCAGTAATTCAAATAACAGATGAATCTGGAATTGGTGCAATAGCCAATTGTGAAGTATCGGGTTCTTTGAAAGAGATTAGACTCATAAATCCCGGTCTTAATTATAATTCAGAGCCTTCCATCACCATTTCTGGTGGTAATGGTAAAAACGCTCGGGCCAGAGCCGAGATTAGCCTTTTTGAACATTCAGCTAGCTTTCAATCTACTTCAATTGTAAATAATGCCATAGGATTTAGTACATTTCATGGTTTTAATAATACTGAAAAAGTAATCTTTAAGCCAGATGGTGTCACTAGAGTTAGCGGCATTTCAACTGATTCTCAATACTTTGCTTTTGTTGAAAATACCCAAGAAATTAAACTACATAAGAGCTATACTGATGCACTTTCTGGAATTAATACAATTACATTAACTCCAAGCGGAATAGCAAACCATAGAATTGTTTCGGCAACACCGAAAACAAAAGTGTCATCTATTAATGTAGTTGATTCTGGAGAAGGTTACAAGAATCGTAGAGTTTCGGTAAACTCTGCGGGTATTAGCACAGAGACAAATATAATCAATAAAGATCAACATGGATTTAAAAGCGGCGAGCTTATTGTATATGAAGACTTTACCGGTGCTCCAATCGTAGGTATAACAACAAACCAAAGTTACTATGTTACGGCACTAAACGAAGATAGTTTCAAATTATCCGAAGTTGCGGCCACCACTCCCGATTTTCTTTACCGAACCAACCAATTTATATCCATCACAAGCTCTGGTAACGGAACGCACTATTTCAATTACGAACCAATTACGGTAAGTATTACCGGAATTTCTGAAAATAGTCCACATTTTTCGGCGAAAATTCAACCAATATTCAGGGGAGAAATTACCGATGTTATGGTTGAAAATGGTGGACAAAAATATGGCCAAGAAGATATTTTAAACTTTAACCGCCAACCTGTTATTAAAATCAATAGTGGCGTTTCTGCTCAGTTGCAGGCAGTGGTAAACGATGGTAAAATAACACAAGTATTAGTAATTAATTCGGGATCGGGTTATAATTCTCAACCTGATATTGAAATTGTTGGTAGTGGCAGTGGAGCCAGATTAACCCCTATCGTTGAAAATGGTGAATTAAAAGAAGTAAAGATTATCAATTCTGGATATGATTATGATTCCAGAAATACATATCTCACCGTAGTCCCAGCGGGTCATGGGGCTGAACTTAGAGCCAATATTAAAAGATGGACTATCAATAATATTGAAAGATTATTTCAATCCAATAAAATTGTAGATGATGATGGTATAATAACTACTGGCATAAATTCTAGTTATGAATTACAATATACTCACGGGTATGCCCCAAGAGAATTGAGAAAGATTCTTTCAGCCTCTAAATTTATCTCTGGTAATTTATCATATCAACCAGATTTACAACTCATCAATGGCCGAGAAAGTATTTCAGATTCTCATTCTCCAATCCTCGGGTGGGCTTACGATGGAAACCCGATTTATGGGCCATATGGCTATGAGGCGCAAACCGGAGGAGCTATAAAAATTGTAGAAAGCTCCTATGAAATTACACTATCGAGCGAGCGCCCAAGTCTAACATTATACCCCCAAGGATTTTTTGTTGAGGATTATCAATTCAAAAATAGCGGAGACTTAGATGAACACAATGGTCGCTATTGTGTGACTCCCGAATTTCCTAACGGAACTTATGCTTATTTTGCAACAGTTTCAAACAATGGTTATGAAACATCTGGAGCATTTAACAATTACTTCAAACCGACATTTCCCTATTTTATCGGAAATACCTACCACTCAAAAGCCATAGAATTTAATTTCTCATATTCTTCAAATCAAGATGCAATTGATATAAATGATACTGGTTGGCTCCGAAATGTGGCACCCTTTTCGTTTAATTCCGAAAATAGTTTCTACAAATATCTCGCTCAACCCTTTGACGATTATGAACAAACAGCAACAATAACTAGCACTCTTTCTGGTTCTCTTGAAAGTGTTATAGTTTCTAGTAGTGGTGATAATTATAAAATTGGAGACAAATTAGTATTCAACAACGATAATAGCGGTGGTATAAATGCAACAGCCGAAGTTGCATCAATATCTGGCAAGCCTGTAACATCTATTAGCATTGCCTCAACATCTTATTATGGTGTTGAATTTACCCCCAATTCGGAGTATGGAATTATTGGGTTCTGCAACGAGCCGCATGTATTTAAAAATAATGACACTGTAAGCATTTCAAATCTATTCCACAATCAATCATATCTACAAAATAGTTTTAACGTTTCAGTTATACCACAAAAGTTTACACTTAATGCCAACATTGATGCTCCATTTTTTACTGGAAATATAACATATATCAATCTTTATGGTAATCTAAATTATCCTAATATTAGAGAAAATGATGTCCTTCAAATAGAGGACGAAAAGCTAAAAGTATTAAACGTTGATACAAAATCGTCAAGATTATTAGTGGAGCGGCAATATGCTGGAACATTAGGAACATCTCACGCGGCCGGTTCGGAAATAGTAGAACTTCCCAGAAAATTCTTTATACCTGCGGGCTCTCATAAATTCAATAATTCCGCTTTTAATAAAGAGCTATACTTTAATCCTTCAAAATCTGTAGGTGTAGGTATTGGAACTACGATAATTTTCTCCAACCCCGGAATTGGACCGACGAGTGTATTTGTCCCTACAAAATCGATATACATCCCCGATCATGGCTTAAAAACAGGCGAAAAGTTAATCTATAGAAGTAATGGTGGATCAGCATTGGGTGGCGTCTTAAACGACGACACTGTAGTATATGCTGTATCCTATTCTGGCGATTTCGTTGGACTTTCAACCGAAAAGGTTGGAATAGGTTCTACTGGAAATTATGTCGGATATAATACAACGGCTGCTGCAAAAATTCTCTCTTTTAATACGAGTGGCTCCGGTGATAAGCATAGCGTTATAACCACATACGATTCAACCGTTGGACAGGTTAATAAAAATTTAGTAACAGTTTCCACCATTTTGCCACCCGATCTGTCTCCTGGTGATAAGATTACTGTATCAGTAATACCAGCCGAGGATGAAATTGTTAAAATTTCTTACAATAAAGAAACACAAAGACTTCTAGTTAATCCAAGGACATTTACCCCAACAGATGTCGTCGGCAATTTTATTACCATAAAAAATCACGGTTATCATAATGGTAAAAAACTTATTTACACCTCAAGTTCACCTACAATTGGACTAGAAAATGATGGTATTTACTATTCAGTCGTAATCACTTCTGATAAAATTGGTCTCAGTAGATCATATTACGATGCAGTGATAGCCAATAAGGTTGTAGAATTAACCGGGACATCATTTGGGGTATTCTCTGAAATCAATCCCAGCATTAATATCTTAAAAGGCAATTCAGTAATATTTGATCTGTCCGATTCATCTCTTTCCGAATCTAATGGATTTGAAAGCATTTCATCTTTTGATTTTGATATTTTTACGGATGGACAATTTTCAAATAAATTTTTTACCACCTATAGCGATACCAATTTTAACGTTATTAAAAATGGCAGAGTCGGTATAGATACCAATGCAAGAGTCACTCTAAGAAATGATTCTAAATTGCCCAATGAATTATATTACAATCTAAGCTCTAAGACCAATAAGATAATTTTTAACGATAAAGAAAACATCACAAATTTCAACAGAATTAATTTCGTTGAGAGTTCATATTCGGGAACATACCCAGTCAGTGGAATTGGTACAACAACTTTTAGTTATACTATAGCAAATATTCCCGAAAAACCTAACTACAATACAAACGTAAAATACACTACAAATTCTAGTAAAGCAACTGGACCTATTGATAAGATTGCCGTCACTTCTGGGGGAAGTGGATATAAGACACTTCCGGGAATAAGCTCAGTTATTTCTGATAATGGTTCTGGTGCAATATTTGAGCTTATTAGTCGTTCAATCGGTAGAATAAATGTAGTAAATCTCGATGATATTGGCTACGATTATCCTGCAGATTTATCATTAACACCCGTAACTCAAACTCCAATAGTTCTTAAAGTCGTACCTCAAACCGCGCTTAAAACAGTTGGAATTTCATCTCAGGGTAGAAACTATGTCTTTGCCCCAAATCTAGTTCTACTGGACGGCTTAACATTGGAGCAAATCTTAGATGTAGACTTAAGATATACACTAGGAGATAGTGAAGTAACGATAGCCAAAAATAGTAAAGGAATTAATAACGTCACACCTATCATTGTTCCAACTAATAACTCAAATGGAGTTCAAATAAATTCAATTACCTACAATTCTACAACAAAAGATGTAACGGTATTTCTGGCCCAAGGTTATAGCAACCTTTCGGATTTCCCCTTCGTGGTGGGCGACAAAGTATTAATTGAAAATGTCTCAATTTATCCTGACCCGCAAGCCAAGGGTTATAACTCATCATCTTACGATTATACCAGATTTCTTATTAAGCAGGTTACTCCAAATATTGGAGGTTCTAATGGAAGTATAATCTATAACATTGCAGACAAATTATATGACGATGAATATCCTGGAATTTTTAATTTAGATGTACTATCCGGCACAGTAGTTCCAGAAAAATACTTTCCAAAATTTACAATTGACTTGACTAAAAATTCGTTCTTAAGAGATGAAATTGTCACATCTGATACTTTAAAAGGGTCTGTTCAGTTTTGGAATGAACAGAATGAACTTCTAACAATATCAACCCCCGATGAAATCATTCCAGGAGATGTAATTTTAGGAAAAGACTCACTCTCACGAGGAATTGTTGGTAAAGTTTATGGATTCCAATCAAATTATATAATCAACTCTTCATCTATAGTTAAAAAGGGTTGGAATACAGAAAAGGGGTTCTTTGATAATGAATTCCAGAGAATACAAGACAGTAATTATTATCAGGCATTTTCTTATTCCCTGAAATCTAAAATTGATTATGAAACCTGGGACAACCCCGTCAGTAGTTTGGCTCACATTTCCGGTTTCAAAAAATTCGGCGATTTTATCGTTGAATCTGAAGTATTATCTTCCCAAATTTCAAATGGTGTTGAATCCTTATCAGATGTAAACATACTTAAAATTTCAGAAGTAGACCTAAATGCCCATGACGACTACGACTTAGCCACTGAAAATAACTATCAAATTGGTTCAAATCTTGCTTCTAATCAAGTTTATTTTACCAACAGAATTTTACAGGATTATTTGCTAGTAGAAGGTAATAGGGTTCTAGTGGTTGATGACATCAGCCCAAAATTTGATGGAATTACTCGCCAGTTTGACTTAACCAGCAACACCCGAAACGCCTTCTTGAGGAGTTTTGATGGAAGCTCTCAAGCTATTGTTGATATTCAGAATAATTTCCTAAAATTACCAAATCACTATTTCACTAACGGGGAAAAAGTTTCTTATACACACGGAGGCAGCCCCATTGGAATACAAACCACAAATATAAGTGGAATAGGTCTAACCAGCAAATTACCCCAAACATTATATGTCATAAAATATAGCGAATCTGAGATTGGTTTTGCCGATACCGCAGAAAATGCACTCAAAGAAAAGGTAACGCCAATCATTCTATCTACTGTTGGAATCGGTAGTACACATATACTGAAATCTACAAATCAAAATACCAAGGCAATTATTTCTTTGGGTGGAATTATTCAATCCCCGATTGTAGCAACAGCAACCTCAACTAGGACCACATCTTATGTTGGAATTGGTTCCACTTCAATTTCTCTTTTGAGCAATAGAGATTTCGCCAGTGGGGATTATGCCAAAATTAATGATGAAATCGTAAAAGTTATTTCTGTTGGTATCGCATCAACCAATATCATAGCAATTAACAGATCCTGGGCTGGAACTGGAATTTCTACACATGCAATAAACTCTGTAGTTTATAAGTTACAGGGAGATTACAATATTGTTGATAGCACTATACATTTTGTAGATCCACCGAAAGGACCATCGCCAATTGGAACAGTTGGGGGTTCTCCTGAAAATGTTGATTTTGTTGGTATAACTTCAACTCTAAGTTTTAATGGTAGAATTTTTACGCGCAATGGTGTTAAAAATACACCAAATGATGCTTATTATAATAATTTTATTCTGGATGATATTTCCAGTGGTTTCAATGGAATTTCATCAACCTTTACTTTAAAAAGTAATTCTCAAAATATCACGGGAATTGCGACCAATAATGGAACCATACTACTCAATGAGGTTTTCCAGGCACCATCAGAATTAACCGGATTCAACCGGGCATATAACAGTTACACCATTTCACAAACCGCCGGAATCTCTTCTATAAGGTTCCTAGGAGCCCCTGCAACACAAACGAATGATGTAAATGGGTCAGGGCTACCCGTAGGAGGAGTAATTGTCTCCATAGGCTTTACGCCGGGTTTCGGGTTTCAACCATTAGTTTCCGCAGGCGGCACAGCCAACGTTTCAATGGCCGGCACAATTACATCTATAACCGTAAATAATGCAGGTTCCGGCTATAGATCAGGTCTACAAACTGTAAATGTAAGTGCATATTCTCCAACCGCTGGACTATCAACTTTTCAGAATATCGGTATAGCCTCCATTTTAAATGGCAGAGTGGTTTCAGTCAATTTAACTAACCCAGGTGTTGGTTATACTTTTACGAATCCCCCAACCATAACATTTGATGCACCACTTACATATTCAAATATACCACTATTGTCTTCTGGAATTGGAACGGGCGCCAGGGCTAATCTAACAGTGGGGATTAATTCCAGTGTAATAGATGTTGAAATAGTCAATCGCGGGTTTGGCTATAAAAAAGGTGATATTTTAACTGTGGCTATTGGTGGTACTGTGGGAATACCTACTGTAACAATTCCACCCCCACAAGTCGGCAGTGCCATCACATTCACCTTTACTGCCACATCTGCAACCAACGTGCCTGTACCAGACGCAATCAGCAATCCCAGGCCAATGCAATATAATCCTTCTGGTGGGGCAATGGCTACGGGCGTAATTCCAAACTTAAGAAACTTTATCTACCAAGGTTTGGTCGGTAGCTATGCCCCCGCCGGAAATTGGCGTCCTGTGAGTCAGAGCACTAGCACCACAAATCAGCAGCGATTTGATTATTATTTTAACACTGCATCATCCAGCACAACTGGCGGGGGCTCAGGTTCTGCAACAGTAAGAAACTGGGTCAATAGACTAGATTTAAATTTTGGTTCATTCTATCTTGATGGTACTTCTAGTTTCTGTGGACCCGCAAACGCCGTCTCATTATTAAGCCAAAATAATACGGGTGTGGGGCAGTACATCAATGAATCGCCAAATTCCACATCGGGAAATTCCATATCTGGAAATCAAAATACTTTATCTAGTGGTATCTATAATATCGTTTTTGGTGCTTCTGGAATTCCGGGCACACTTCAATACACGGCCTTCACAAACGTTACGACAAGCCCCTTTGTGCAAACTAGTGGTGGCATTATCACTATAGTAACCACTGAAGATGCACCAGCCGCTGGCTCACAATATTCAGACTTTAAGATTTCGGTGGACGAAATTTACAATAATAAATTCTCAGGTTGGTCATTTGGTGAATTGCAGTTCATAGACTCAATTGAAGAATTATTTGATGGTTCCAGGAGATCTTTCCCGATTAAAATTGATAATGAATTGAAAAGTATCAGAACTAACTTTGGTTCGTTGATTGACATCAACAATATATTCTTGGTATTCGTAAATGGCATTCTTCAAAATCCAGGAGAAGGCTATAATATTACCGGTAGTAGTTTCCTAACTTTCAGTGAAGCCCCCAAAGAAGATTATACTTGTTCAATTTTATTCTATCGTGGAACCGGGGAAACTGATGTAACTGATGTTGATGTTTTAGAGACAATAAAACCTGGCGATTTAGTCCGCTTACAAGACGATTTTAACTATGACCAAACTGATAGGCTAGTTTCGGCAGTATTATCCTCCGATACGGTTAATACGATTGCTTATACTGGTCCAGGCGTCTCCGAGGATGAATCATATATTAGACCCCTTAGATGGAGAATGCAAACCGAAGATCTCTTCATTAATCAAACTGAAATCGCGAAAAATAGAGAGATTTATGGAGAAATTATAGAACCTTCCACGAATCTTATTAAGACGGCTGGAATTAATACGAGTGTACTATTTGTTGAAAATGTTAAGACAATTTTTGACAACGTGAGGGAAAATACCGTTCAAAATTACGGAAATGAATTAAGAATTGTATCTCAAGATCAAGTTAGAGTTGCTATAACCACCGCAACAGTATCAAATTCCGGCTCGATTAGTTCTATAACAATTGTTGATAGAGGTGCCGGCTATATCTCTCCTCCGGAAATTTCGTTTCCAATTCCAGTTGGTATGACAACTACTGCGAGAGCATATGCTACCGCATCGGTTTCTTCGGGTTCTATAAGTTCAATCACGATAAACTCTCCTGGTGCCGGATACACGTTTACCTCTCCACCAAATGCTTTAATTGAACCACCTAGAGGCATTTTTGAAGATGTTACCGCAAGCAATTTCGAGGGCGATTTTGGCCTAATTTCTGGCATAGGAAAAACTTCCGTTGGAATTGCATCAACAGCTCTTATATTTAATCTTTATATTCCCCAAGATTCCTTTTTAAGAGACTCTAATATTGTCGGTTCTGCAATTACAGTTAGTGGTATTCAAACCGGCTATTATTTTGCAGTTAAAAACTCTTATCTTGGTAATGGTATTACCTCTCTAGATGAGACAGGCGCCCTAATTTCAATCGGCACCTCTTATCTTGATAACGTTTACAGAGTTGCATCTGTATCTGCTGCCAGCACATTTGTTTCTGGTATTGGAATTACAGCTATCGTTAGGGTTACTACCTCGGTGGATAATAACAACATTATCGGTCTCGGTTCAACAAGTTTCTATGGCACCTATAGTTGGGGTAGAATTACAATACCAAATGGAATCACAAATCAGTTTACTGTCTACAATAATGGAATTTCTGGAATAAATACCTCACCTATAGTGAAACGTATTAATCCTTTGAAATCTAAAAATTACACATAAATAGCTAAAAAGAATAATATGTCTGCAATAATTACAGAACAACATAGAATATCTCTAGCAAAGAATTTTGTAGATTCGGTGTCTACCGGTAAAGATACATATTATACTTTTATTGGTCTACCTAATGCGACAGATTATCAATCTGATTGGAATACAAATCCTCCAGCTCCGAAAGATAGCTTTGACCAAGAGAACGATTATTGGGATACAATGATTGCTCTTAAGAAAATTACCGCTAATAATGCCAGACTTGCGGTTAAAAGATCATCTTGGACTTCTGGCACGACTTATGATATGTATCGTAATGATATTACCAGAACAAATGTCTCCAAACCTTCGGGTGCAACATCACTATATTCATCAAACTATTATGTTGTTAATGATGATTATAAAGTTTACATTTGTCTGTTTAATGGCACCGATCCTGAAAATCCCAATGGAAGACCCTCCCTGAATGAACCAACTTTTATAGATTTAGAGCCAAGAGGTGCTGGTGATGGGGCTGATGGTTATATTTGGAAATATCTCTACACGATTAAACCTAGCGACATTATTAAGTTTGTAACCACAAATTATATTCCAGTTCCTTTAGATTGGGAAACAAATTCAGAATATTCATCATTAAGAAATAATGCCACGAATAGCGGTCAACTAAAAGTTGTTACAATTACCAATAGGGGTGTTGCAGTAGGAACTCCGAACACTGCTATCACTAAGGTTCAAATTAAAGGCGATGGCACTGGAGCCGAAGCTACAATTGTGATAAATAATGATTCAAAAGTTGATTCTATTACCGTAACGAAAGGTGGATCTGGATATACATATGGAACTGTTGATTTAAGTTCTGCTAATATTCAAGTTGGAACAACTGCCCCATTATTTAATGTAATTATTCCGCCAAAAGGTGGTCATGGTTATGACATCTACAGAGAATTAGGCTCCACAAGAGTCATTCTATATACTAGATTTGAAAACGACACCTTAAATCCAGATTTTATTGTAGGAAACCAGACCGCAAGATTTGGTATCGTAAAAAATGCTCAAACTAATGGATCTTCCACACTATTAAATGTAGATAGAGCAAGTGCGCTTTATGCAATTAAGGTCTCAGGATCTAATCACAATTCTAATACTTTCCCGGCAAATGCAACATTTACTCAAACTATTGGAATTGGCGCCACTGCGGTTGGACGAGTTGCGGCATTTGATTATACTAATAATGTCTTAAAATACTGGCAAGATCGCTCTATTGTTGGGTTTAATACCAATGGAACCCAAAATCCCTCTCCAACATATGGGTTTAATGTGAATGATTTCACGAACGTCCCGGCAACCGGAGGCTCCTTGAATTTATTTTGCAGGGGAAATGTTGTCCCTATTGATATTACCTTTAACGGCGATTACAATACAATAAATAATAATTATCTAGGGCAAAGCTTTACAAATGGATTATCAAATCCCGAAGTAAAGAAATATTCTGGAGATATTATTCACGTTGATAACAGACCATCTACACCTAGATCAGTTAACCAACAAGAAGACGTTAAAGTAATTTTGCTATTCTAACTCCAAATGCCCCAGGAAACGAATTTAAATATTAATCCATATAACGACGACTTTAATCCTAAAGATAATTATCATCGGGTACTTTTTAAGCCGTCAAAACCTGTCCAGGCAAGAGAAGTTAATAACCTGCAGTCAATTCTACAGAACCAAATTGAAAAATTCGGGAGTCATATCTTTAAAGAAGGTTCAATTGTAATTCCCGGCAATATTGATTACGATGACAATCTTCATGTAGTAGAACTCCAAAATTCTTATAACGGAATCTCAGTATCATCATATATTCCGCTTTTAATTGGTAAGACTATCAAAGGTAAGACTAGCGGCATTAGAGCTACGGTTATATTAATTAAAACACAAGACGAGTCGATAAGAGGCAACGCTTCACTGTATATTAAATATATTGGCTCAGATTCCACCAATGGTATCGTAGAACTTTTTGCCGATGACGAAGAAATTACTTTAGAAACATCTGCAAATGTAACCATTTCAACTGGAGAAACTGTAGTTCTTACCGAAGGCGAAACAATCGCGGCAACTATAACAAGCAATTGTAATTCTGTAGCATCCTCGGTTACTGTTTCAGATGGGGTTTATTTTATTAGAGGAAATTTTGTAAACGTTTACAAGCAAACTTTACTCTTAGAACAATATTCAAACATAGCATCATATAAAGTTGGATTTTTCGTTGAAGAAACCATCATAGGATCCGATGAAAAAATTGAACTTCTTGATAATGCCAATGGTTCTCCTAATTATACTGCTCCTGGCGCAGACCGGTTCTCTATTCAATTAATTTTAACAAAATATAGTACCGATGAAGACAAGCCCAGTAATTTTGTTCAACTCTTAGAAGTCAGAGATGGCAATCTAGTATCAACTCAAGATGTTTCGTCCTATAATATTTTAGAACAAGAATTTGCAAAAAGAACTTTTGATGAATCTGGTAATTATTATGTAAACCCGCCTTCCGTTTCTATTAGTGAATCTTTAAATGACCTTTTAGGTAACGATGGGATATATGACTCATCAGAAATAACTTATAATGGAAATACTCCCAGTGAAGCATTAAGTATCTACCAAGTTTCACCGCTAAAGGCTTATGTTCAAGGATATGAAACTAAAACCATAAGCCCCACTTTTATAGATTTTAAAAAGCCAAGAACTACCAAGTTACTTGAAAACCAGGAACTCATTTACTATACTGGCTCAAGTTTAACTCTCAATAGAGTATATGGTTCGCCAACAATTGGCATTTCAACTAATTACACTTTAAGTCTTCGCGATTCAAGAGTTGGGAATATTCAATCAATAGCCCCCGGAAAGGAGATCGGCCTAGCCAGAGTTTATGATTTTGCTATTGAATCTGGTTCTTATTCTTCTGCCAATCCAAATTTAAACGAATGGGACATTTCCTTATTTGATGTTCAGTCATACTCCGAAATAACTCTTAACCAAAATTTAGATAGTAGCACTCTCTATAATATCCCATGTCAAATTGTAGGAAAATCTAGTGGTGCAACCGGGTTTCTACGATATGATTCAAGAAATAGTGGAATTGTAACCGCATATGATATTAAAGGAACATTTGCAGTCGGAGAAAGGTTAGTCTTCAACGGCATAGAAAATACTAGAGTGTCTACGGCAGTCACAGCATATTCGTTGAGCGATGTAAAGTCAGTCTACGGTGTAGTTGGTACTGCATTCACCTTTACCGCTGATGTTAAGCAGTATTCAACTCTACCGATTGGGCAAGTATCTATAAGTGCGGTTGATACTGGTAGTGGTATCTCAACAGTATCAAGGTCAACTGATACCTTTGTTGGCGTAGTAAATGTTGGAAATATTGTTGCATTCACCTCTCCAGGATTGACCTCGAGCACATTTGCAAAAGTAACCAAAGTAAACTCAAAATCTTTATCGGTTGTCGGCGTTTCTTCGGTTACTGGAATCTGTGACGGTAAACTTCCGGCAATACCAATTAATCCGTCTGATTTTACGATCCTGTCCTCAAGGTTTACAAAGTCTCAAGATAACACTCTTTACACAAAATTACCGAAAGAAAAAGTATCAAATGTAAATCTTTCAAAATCTAATTTGGTAATCAGAAGGCAATTTAATGTTAACATTTCGTCTAATGCTGTTGGTCCGATTTCGGCAGATGTAAACGAGACTTTCTTGCCGTTTGA